CGCAGTAATCCTCAATGCGGTGAATGTCCAAAATGATGTCCACGATCTCGCCGATCATTTCAACATCACCCGGGGAACGGTTCTTTTTGTCGGTCAGCTCCATGAGCTCGTCGCACATTTCGTCCTTCAGGTGATTCAGTTTATCCAGCATGACTTTATCTCCTTTCTTATGCTACCCGCTCAACGATCAGATTGCTGTTTGCAATGCTGACTGCCTGCGTACTGGTGTTTTTAACCGACACGGTCACGCAACAGCCACGCGGCACCTCGATGAAAGCAGCCACGAAAACGTTGAAGTAATTTTCGACTGCCGCCGGGGTAACAATGGCAGTCGCACTGGTCAGCGACTCACCGCCGACAGCCAGCGCCACGGAAACAGGTCCCACAGTGCCGCCGGTTGGAATGGCGATATTGCCGCCAAAGCTTACCTTGAAGCAGGCCCTGCACTGCCCGCTGGTCAGGCCGCGCAAGGTCACAAGGCCGCTGCCCTCACGGTGCACAATGCACGCAGGCGCTTTCACTGCGGTCTCGGTCAGGGGAAGGTTTTCACCCGCTGCCACGCTGACGGTGTTAGAATTGCTAAATTCAGCCATTATCCAAAACCTCCTTTTCTGCACAAACAGGCGCATTTACTGCATAAACGGTTTTTAAGATATCCATCCAAGAATTGGATGGATCTGCTTTTTCCGTATCAAGCAGGGTTTTCAAAATGAAAACATAGTTGTTCAATTCCATCATGCTCATTTTGTTCTTATCCATGCTGTACAGATAATCTACAAACTGCTGTTTCAGCTCTGCTACGGTCATTCAAATGCTCCTTTCATAGAAAAACGCCGGGACTTTTGCCCCGGCGCTCTGGTTTGCAAAATCAGCTCAGGGGCTGAACATTTCCCATTTTGGAAAAAGTTGCCGTGATTCAATTATGCGCAACCGTTGCAGCCGCAACCGGTGCCGCAGTTACCGTACTGGTAGGGTGCGGGTACCTGGAATGCGGGCACAGGGCGGGGGTTGTAGTAGGCCAGCTGACCGCTCATGTAGGCCTTGAGTGTTTCGTTCTGGGCTGCCTGAGATGCCGCAAGCTGTGCTGCGAACAGCTGCTGACCCTGCTCAGCGATCTTTGCGTCCTTTGCCTCGATGCGCTGTGCGGTCAGGGCGTCAAGGATGGCGCGGGCGTTCTGGTTCTGGTTGTCGATGATGTCCCGGGTGGTGTTCTGCACCGTGTTCCGGGTCTCGCAGGACTGGGTGGCCAAATTGTAGTTGACGCCCTGAATGGCAGAGCGGTTCTCGCAGCAGCACTCCTGCTGCTGCATCTGCATGGCAAACAGCTGCTGCATGAACGCCGCCTGCTGGTTTGCGCGGCTGATCTCTGCGGACATAAAGCCGTTGTTCACGGTCTGCTGCACGCCGTTGACAAGCTGAGCCTGCTGGTAGAAGCCATCACACATGCCGTTGTTGATACCATCCATCTTGCGCTCGATGTTGGCAAAATCGGAGGTCAGGACGTAGCCGTCAACGACACCGGCACCGGTGTTGCCATTGCCGCCCCAGTTGCCGCCCCAGCCGCCGCAGAAGGCGAACAGGAACAGGATGATGATCCACCATGCGCCATCATTGCCAAAGCCAAAGCCGTTGCCGCCGTTGGTGTTTGCGGGCTGAACAGGCATGGTCAGAACCGCAGAATCGGAAGAAAGAGACATTTTTGTACTCCTTTCGTGTGTTTTGAATGATTTTTATGCTTGAACCGTGGCCACGGTTACGGCTTAATGGAGGAACTGCTGAAACTGCTGCGCCATCGCCTGCAGCTGGTTCAGCTGGTTTTGTGACATTTTGCCGGATTGCAGCAGCTTTTGCACCTCTGCTTTCGGGTCGCCTTGAAAGTTTGCACGGAACTGCTGGAACTGCTGCATCATCTGCCCGAACTGACCCATAGGGTTTGGCATGGCGGGCATACCGCCGCCCAGTGCGTTAAAAAGAGGGTTTGCCATACTTATTTGACCTCCGTTTCAGGTTTTGCAGGCTCTTGCTTCTCGAGCGCCGCACAGCGGGCTGCCAGAGCGTCAAACTCTGCTCGGGTGACAAACTCCCCGCCGGGCTGCTGCGCCGTCTGAGAGGGCATTTTTGTCGCCGTGGTGCGTTCCTTGTAGTCAAAGACGCGGAGAGGCAGCGGCATCCCGCTGGCGTCGGTGCTCTTGATGTAAAAAGCGCTGTTTTCGCTGTCCATCAGCAGTACGCTGTTGCCTGCGGCGACCATATAGGCTTTTGCACCCTCTTCTCCCTGCACCCAGATGATGGAAGGCGTGGCCTGTGCTGTCTGTGCTGTCGGCTGCTGCATCATGGGAGACTGATAGCCCACTCCCTGCCTGAGTTGAGTGAGGTTGTCTGGCATTGGCTGGCCGTAGTATGTTGGCATCTGATACGCATACGGATTGTAAGGCATCGTTTACTCCTCCTTATACCAGTAGTAAATCGGGCATTCCGCGCCACTGTCCCAGCTGTCCCACCACGCACCGTCGATGACGGTTAGAACGTGCCCGGAGCAGCCCAGTACATACACGCCGCGCGGGTACTCCCGGGCAAAATCCGCCACGGTGTAACAGGTGGTGCAATCCGCTTCCACCATGCGGCGCTTGAACCCGCGTTTTTGGAGGTATGCGCCCCATGTGCGGTTGGCGCTGGGCATATCGCCGAGGACGTAACCGGTGAGCGCCAGCGCAATATACGCCTGCTCCCAGCTCCGGCCGGTGGCCGCAGCTACCGCCCGCACTACGCAGTCCCCGACGCTGCTCCCGCGCGGGTTTGGGTTAAACCTGTGCCACATGGTGCGCCCCTCCCTTTGCGCCCAGTGTACTTTTTTAAACCGCTGTGAGAGACAACGAACGCACAACGAAGGACAAAAAAAGAAAAGCGCCCACACGGCACAGGGCCGTATGAGCGCTCAAGCATTTGCACGCAACGCGTATAAAATTTTCAAAAAAGCCTCGACAATTACACGCAATGCGTGTATAATAAAGACAGTGAAAGACCACGAACAAACACATGGAGGTAACAATTATGAAAAAGCTTACTGCTGACGAGTTTGCAGCCAAGGTTATGGCCACCGGCACCGAAATCGAGTACGACAACGGCGTTTGGATGATCTACGCGCACCTGACCTATGATGGCGACGTCAAAACCTCTCATCTGGACGCTCGCGACCTGATGGTCACTACCAGCATCGAACTCTCCGATGAAGAGGGTGAGGCACTCATGAACGGCAATCTGGACGACGTTGAGAGACAGGCCGTAGTGGAAGACCTTTACCCGAAGTATCTTGAAGCTCTGGAAGATATGGAGTAAAGAAAATCTCCCCAGCCGATGTGCGTACATCGACCGGGGAGATTTAAGAAGGAGAAGACTATGTATACTACTGCTGAACTCTTTATTATGGCTGCTGACCCGGAAGCGTCCAGGGCAGCGTTCCTCAACAGCATCACTCTTAGCGTCCCGGATGACGCTTCCGGCTGCATCGACTTGGATGCCGAGAAGGCAAGGCTGTCCACCATCTGGGATTTAGCTCATCTTCCAATGCGTGAGCTGGTAGCCCGCACTGGTCTGTCGCAGACCGCTTTTGCAAAGCAGGCGGGCGTCCCGCGGCGCACCGTGCAGGACTGGTGCGGCGAAAAGCGTGCGTGCCCCACATACGTCAGATTCCTGTTGGCAGAGCATTATAATCTGCTATAACCTTAACCGGATGAAATCCGTGGGCTATATATAACCGAAAGGAAGGCTTACATTATGGATAAAATTAAAAAACCCTATCTCATCACGGAAGATGGGATGAGCCACTATGACGAGTTCTGCACCACCTTGAGCGGAGAGCTCACCTCCATCCCGTCTCCGTTTATGCCGAACAGGAAGCCGATGGTCAACAGCGATTTCCCCGAAGGCAGGGTATACTCTGTGACCCTGCGGGAAAAGGGTGAACTCGGTGCAGAAGCCACCGTCCGTTTTGTCACCTACGAAGAAGCCAGTCAGTTCATGCACAGCGTGTCCTGCCGTTGCAAGACGATAAAGGAAGCACTGGCACTGGCATAAAGAAACCCCCGATGCTCCAAGCGGAACATCGGGGGTTTATGCTGCCGAAACGGCAAAGTCTAAAATCAAGAGCGGAACTGCCCACAGGCAATGCCGCTCTCTACAAAGGCCGTAGAGCCTTTCAAATATCCACCCTAATGCGCTTCTTCGAGAGGCCGGGTGGATTTCGTTGGTTTAATTTTATCACACATCCAGTATTTTATCAATGATTTTTAACCTATTACCAATCGATGTACGGCAATAAGGCACACGCGCTGCAATATCAACTTGGCATAGCTGGTCAACGTACCGCAACCGGGCGATTTTCCGGTCATACCTCCCAAGCGGCGCACGTTTTATCACAGCTTTTATCTGTTCTGCATTAAGCCCTTGCAACGCTGGCGGAAAGACTACGCGAGCCGCCGCCACAGGCAGCACCGAGCCAGAAAGGCTGCGGCAGCTGTCCGGCGTTGCGCACTCGAGCGGTCACAGCACGGTAATGCCCCATTTTGCCAACGGCGGCAAAATGGTCACACACTGCGGGCCACAAAATCGGGTACGCACGCTGATCATAATAATAGCGAGGCGTTTGCTCGTATGTAGTGCTTGCCATGATATCACTCCTTATTGTGAACAATGATATAACGAATTGTGGAAATTTTGACGATAACGCTATCGTCCGGGTTGTTTTGTTGCACACCGCTGAGCGCAACGTATTCGCCATTTAGCCACAAAATATTTCCTTCCAACCGCATGAGCCATTTTCCGCTACCATCGAAATCAGCGGCATGATTATCCAAGTCGATTTCGAGGTAAAAACCATCGTTCTGTTTTGCAAAATATTTTTGCAGAATAGAAGTGATTTCTTTCGTACTCATGTTTTCGGAATCAGCAATGACTTTGATGTAGTGATAATGAAACATTTTTGTCTCCTTACTGCGTGATTTTCTCAGCGTTCGCCTTGTCCTTCGCATCCAGAGCGTCGTAGTACGCCTGCGCCAGAGCTTCCACCTCTGCGATATCGTCGGCGTTCAGCAGGCCGCTGTCCAGATGGGTGTACGCCTTGTCCAGCCAGTATGCCACGTCGCGTCCTGTGGCGATTTCCCGCTTGATGGAGCGCAGGGTCAGGTCATGCCGGGCTTTGCTTTTGATAGCCATGTGTACCTCCTTTAGGTCATAGACGCGATTGCGTCCTCAAGTTTTTTGACGACGATGTTCACATCCCTCTGATACTCCAGCTTAACCCCCGCACCGTCACCCGCCTGCACCACAGTGTCAGGGCCGTACGCTGTGAGGGCTTTGTAGGCGGCAATTTCGTCAGGGGTGAGCGGGGTTTCGATGGGGGTGGCGAGGGCGTAGAATAAAATGTATTCTCCTTCTTCCGGGTTTTTAGCGTCAATGGGAATGAAGACATTCACATTGTTTGCGTCTACATAAAAGTGAATGGTATCGATAGTGAACGAAACTAAATATGGCAATCTATTGCATAGGGCTTTTACTGTATAATCTTTAGCTTTGAGTGGCAACCGAATCGCAAGTCGTTTTGTTACCGCAAGGTTAGTGGTACCTATAATTGCACAGGCTGACAAGTCCACAGCGTTCACCCTCTGTACCTTTACACCCCTTTCCAAGTCCACCTCGTCGCACACCCACTGCTGGCCGCTTTGGTCAGTGTAGTTGCCGCCGGAGGTGACAGGGATGCCGGGGAGACCAGTGGGTGTGGGCAGAGTGAGAGTTTGCGTTTTGCCTTTTCCATCGCTGAATGTCACCGCCACGCTGCCGCTGTCGCCTGCGCTTACGATAGGCACAGGTGCATCCGGCGTGGGTGTGCCGTCCTGCGTGCTCCGACCGTACACGGTCAGGCCGCACAGGGGTGCAGCGAAAGCGTCGTCAACGCTGATGGGGTTACCTGTTTCGCTGCCTGTGAGGATGTTCTGCCGCGCTTTGACTGCGCTGATAGCGTCACCCGTGGCTTTTGCGTCAGCGGCTTCGCCCTCGTGGGTGAGGGTGGTGTCCACGGTGGCGTCTTTTCCGGGGTCACCTTGCTTGCCGTCCATCACATCGACGGAGCTTGTCCCTGTCGCATCCGTGATGACGATACGATGCCCACCAGCGATATCCTGCACGGTGACTGTGGGTGATGTGCCGGGCTCGCCTTTGAAGTCACCGCTTGCAATTTCGTCCTTCAGCTCCTGCAGGCTGCCAGCGGCTTCCTGAGCGCTCTGGCTGGCACTGCCTGCACTGGTGGCCGCTTCACTGGCGGCGGTCTGAGCGGCTTCTGTAGAGGCTTCCACCTGCTGGAGAGCCTCGTCCCGGGCTGTGTCCACAACCTTCGTGGCGGCGGCCTGCTTGTCACCGATGGCTTTCAGTGCGTCTTCTTTGGCGGTGATGGTGTCAGAAAGAGCCTGTCCGGCCTTTTTGGCAGATGCCCCGGCCTGCTGTGCTGCCGTCTGTGCATCGGTCTTGGCCTGCTCTGCGGCGGTGGCATCGGCGTGGACGGCATCCACCAGCTGCTGCCATGCAGGGGTGCCCGGCTCCGGCTCGGTGCCGTCCTCTGTGCCGGAGTTGGCGCTGACACGATACTGCAGGTCTGCGCTGGTAACGGTCTTTGTGCCGTCGCTGCCCTCAAAGGTGAGGCACCCGCTTCCGGGCTGTGCGGTCACGCTGGCGGGCACGTCCACAGAGCCGTCTACCACCAGCGAGGATGCCGGGTCTTTGCCGTCCTGGACATGCCAGAAGCAGCGGATAGCCAGCCCTTCCCACTCGCCGGAAACGGTGACGCGCAGGCGATACACGCCCCGGTTCTTGGTGTAGCCAAAGCGCACCAGCTGCTCATAGCCCGGCACTTTGACGACGCCATTGGATGCGAGAGATACGCTTTGCTCGATCATAAATTACTCCTTGTTGATGGTAGGCTTCTTTTCTGCCAGTGCCTTTTTCATCATGCTGACGGCCTTTTCGATCACACTGTCCAGTACTTCATCCGTGATGAAAGGCTTCAGCCAGTCCGGCAGTGCGCCGCGCAGCGCAGCAAAGACCTGTGCCTTTTTCTTGGCACCCTGACCGCTGCCCATGATGCTGTCCTCGGCGATGGTCACGAGCTCCAGTGCCCACTGCTTGACGTACTGCTTGTAGCCCAGCCGGATGGCACCAACGGCCAGCGCGGCAAAGCCGATGAGCATCAGTACCAGTGCGATGGGTGCGGGGATAAAGTTAAACATTGATTCCATGATTCGTTACTCCTTTCAGTAGGTAGTTGTTAATATCGGATTTGCTTTTTTGCATACCTTCGCGGTTGTTGCCAGACAGCTGCGAATCCAAAAGATTTTGCACGCCAACGAGCACGAGACGCATTTCTTCATCGAGGCCGTCAAAGCGGCGCAGGTCTCTTGCAAGGGCCTGTGCGTGCTGAAGCTGTCCCTGTTCCAGCACGCCAAGTCTTTTTTCAAGCGTATCCATTCGCTTGTTCTGCGCATCGTCGGGGGCCTGTGCCTTTTTGACGTACTTGTGGATGATGTCCAGCACCTTGTCAATGGTGATGGCCGCAGCGCACAGGCTGCCCAGAATGCCCAGCACCCACAGTAAAGCTTCTTTTTCGGTCATTTACCCTCCCGGAGACGGGTCAGACCCTTCTTGCGGATGATTTTCGGGTAGTTGAGGGTGGTCACGTTGAGGTCAACGTTGCCGGAGATGCCCGGTACATTGCCCTTGCTGGTGTGCTGGTGGGCGTTGTACTTGAAATCCACCTTCGGGGTCTTGCCAGTGTAGTCGGCAAGCCACACGTCCCACCGGGAGGACAGCCTGGCCATATCCAGTTCGTATTTGTAACCGGTGTAGGTGTACAGCTGGGCGTAAAAGCCCATTTTCTCAACCTGTTCCAGCGCGTAGGCGGTGAGGTTTGTGAGGTCGATGGTGCTCATGGGCTTGAGCTCGTTGTCTTCCACGTCCACCGCTACTGGAAGGGTCAGTTCCTTGTCGTGCACCGCCTGCCGCAGCAAAGAAAGCTCTGCATCTGCCATCGCCTCGCTGGTGGCGTAGGTGTAGTAGTAAACGCCTACATCCAGCCCTGCCGCTTTGGCGTTGCGGTAATTGTCCTCAAAGGTGGGGTCGATGTACAGGCCGTCTGCCCGTTTGGAGAGCTTGTGGTTGGTGCTCACGGTCTTGAGCATTGCTCCCTTATAGCCCGCCGCTGCCACCTGCGCCCAGTCGATCGCGCCCTGATAGCGGCTCACGTCGATGTACCGGTATGGCGGGTCGCCTTCCCATCCGGTGACGGCCTCTTCAACGGGAGTTTCTCTGGGCGTTTCCGGCGCAGGGCTTTCGCTGTCCCTGCCAAAGAGCGCCTTTACCAGCCACGCCAGAAATTCCAAAAGTTTTTCCATCGCTTACTCCTCCTGTGCGATCTCCTCAAAGCCACTCTTGATAAGAATTGCCTTGACCTTCTCCTTCAGCAGGCGGGGGCAGCGCTCATACAGAGCCTTTGCCTCTTCCATAGTCTCAGCGAACATAATTTCCTGTGCCCACAACTTAGCCATCATACGTACCAACCTTTCTAATTTTTGTGTGATTTTATGCATACACAATCTCGCTCATTTCAAGCAAGCATTGTTTCAACATCTCGTTTTCTTTTTGCAGTGCCGCCACCGTGTCTGGCAGCTTCTCCCGGGCTTCGGCCTTTTTGCGTGCTTCTTCCTGTGCGTCCAGCTCTTCGGCGGTGTAGCGGATGTACTTCTGGATGGGCACCTGTTCCACCCATTCCTCCTGCGCCTGTACTCCGGGGCGGTCAACGATCTTCTGCACGTCCTTGCCACCATTCGGATACTCGGTCACGGTCTCCCAGTGCCACTGCTCCTCTACGCCCTCTACGGCGGGGTGGGTGATCTCTTCGGTGCTGCCGGTCAGGTAGCCCAGTGTCAGGTCGGGGTTTTCCACGACCGCACCGTTCTCGTCAATGATCTTCATGGTTCAAACCCTCCTTTCTCAGGCCACGCGCCGCCAGATGTGCACATAGTAGGCGGCGGGCTGCACGGTATCGCTTGAACCGTAAATCGAATTCGAGCGGGAAGCATCAAAAGAAATATCATATACCGACCCTTCATATCCAGCAAATCCACAAAAAGGAGAGCTAGCCTCTGTAACTGCCAAAGCACCTATTGACGATATGGCGTTTTTATTACCGCGAAATGGTGATGTTTTACCGTTATTTGAGGTTTCGCTTAAACTACCTGCAATGTTTGGCAGACCGGCTTTTACCGTGGTGCCCGCTGCGTGGGCGTAGGACGCACCCATCAGCACCCGGTTCTGCGCAATCTCCTGCCATGTACCGCCGAACAATGCGGCGGGACTGGTAGTGCTGACTGTTTGAAAAATACTGCCCACGGGGTAGGCTGCCAAAGCGCTGTCCGCAGAAAGCGTTCCGTCCGCATCGACCGTCAGACCGCTGCCCACCTTCACACCGCCCAGCGTGGTGGCGGTGGCAACGGGAAGCTTTATGTTTTTCAGCGCATTGCCAACAGCTTTTGCGTCGGCCGGAGCGCCCTCAACAGATAGCGTCTTATCGGTGCTCACGATGGCCGCAGCCCTGTTCGCACTTTCTTCGGCAGAAGCGGCAGAGTTTCCCGCGTTCGTTGCGTCTACGGATGCTGACTGTGCACTTTGGGCCGCTTCGGCGGCGGAGGTCCGGGCGGCGCTTTCGCTCTCTGCAGCTGCTGCGGCCTTTTTCGTCGCGGTGCTGGCTGCTCCGGTGGCGGTCTGAGCGGCCTGCAGGGCGGCCTGCTGCTGGCCTGTCACTTCCTCGGCGTACTGCTTGACGTACTCCATGCCTTGTGCAATGTCCTCGCGGACTTCCACGCCGCGCTCAGCCTTACGGATTCCCGCAATGGCTTCATCAAAAGTTTTATCCATAAAACACCTCCTGTCTCATTAGCCTGACATGTACCCTTTGAGCGATCGACTCAAATCGTAAGCATCGGACGCTTTGCGTGCACTCAAAGCTTGCAGGTCGCTGATGCTGGAAAACTCAGTGCCAAATGTAAACTCCTTTTTATCCGGCGAATCCAACGGCTCAACAAGTTTGGAACACAGCAGCCAGGTATCTACACCATGCGGTGCAGAGAAAATGTGCGTTTGCTTTCCAATTGCAATACGGCTGACATCAATATCAGCGTCTTTCAGATCGACCGCTTTGACTGTCATGCCGTTCAGATAGCGCAGATTTTTGGCAAGTTCTTCCTCTGCCGCATCCAGCAAAGACTGCGGCGTGCTTTCGATGCCTTCAATAAAGATCACTTTTGTGATGATGCCAAAAAGCTTTTGTGCAGCCAGATCGTTTGCGGTTTCTGTAATGGTTTCTCCCCATGAAAAAACAAGCCATGTTATCTTTTTGGCACCTACCGCGATCACCCGCGTGTAGATATCCTCTGCTTTGACGTTGTTGGTCAAATCCAGCAGGTTTGTTCCAAAAGCCACCGTCTGGCTGTTTTTATCGGTGATCGCCTGCAGATAGTCCAGATACCGGCGCGGTTTTCCGTCAGGATCTTCTGCATGGCGCAGCACCAGATATCCGCCGTACTTTTCCACCAGCTCACTCTGCAAGATGTCCCATGTAACGCCATAGTTTTTTCCATCGCCAAAGCTGTATGTAGGTTCCTTCACATCAAACAAAAAGCGAGAATCAGTCTTGCCGTTGATAGCAAGGATGTATTTCCCGTTTTGCTCGGTGATCTTAAAGGTCTTGGATTCAGATGCCTGCTCAACGTTGTAAATGGAGTACGTGCCAAAATTCTTGTTGCAAGTACCGCAGACGATTTCGGCTTTTTTCACTTCGACCTTTGCGGCGTACGTTTTGCCCTTTACATAGGCTGCAAACAGACGCACGCGGAAATTGTTGCTTCCAATCCGTGAAATAATGCGACCTTCCGCAATGTGCTCTTCATCGATTTCCCAGCTCAGGCAGGAAGCTTTGTTGATCTCTGTTTCCTCATAGAAAATATTCGTCTTTCCATCCACGGGATCTACAATTCCCCAATGGTAAATGTAATCTCCATCATTAGAATCGTAGCTGTAACCCACCTGCACGACTTTGATGCCGTCGATATAGGGCACGATCATGGGAATGTCCATTTGCACATTGCCAGGAGTAAAAGCTTTGTATGCATCTACCATTCCGTTGTGGTTATCGCAGATCCATTCCAAAAATTGCGAAAAGCTCACATTTTTTGCAGCGTACGGCGCAATGCCGCTATCATTCAGATATGCAAGCTCCCCTTCGCAGTAGATTTTCTGACGCATCAAAAAATCCTGTTCATGGCTCATGGGACGGCCCTGCCAGATGGAAACGCCGTCCTGTTCCACCTCTACCGTAGTGCGCAGCTTTTGCAGCGCAGAGTGTGCCACATTGCCCAGCGGCATGGTAAACTCAAAAGAGCCAGCTTTACCCACTTCGCGGGTCAGCGTGGGGCTGATGAGCTTTTTCGTGTCGGTAATATCGCTGATATCGTGGATACAGATCTTAGTTTTCCATGTGTCTACATCCGTCTGCACGCCAGCATAAACTTTATAGCTCATAGGCTTGCCCCCAAATACTTGATGCTGATGCTGCAGTCTGCCGATGCAGCAAAAACGAGGGTGCCCACCACGCCATCCGGCATAGTAAGCCCCTCGATATACTGCCAGTCGGTGGACTTGGCCAGAATGCCCACCTCAAAGCCATTGAGAGACACCGCGATGTTTGCGGCGGTCTCGCTGCGCTGGAAGTAGATGCCGGCCGCACGCGGTGCACCGGTGATGGACACCTCTTTGTCCTCGCCCGCCTTGAGTGGGATATTCGTGTAGTTGCGCACGATGTCCGTTTCAAAGTTGAAGTCATCCCACAGCCAGTCGTTGGTGCCGTCGTAGACGCTGCGCTTGAAGGGGTTGCAGGTGCCGGTGATGGTAAAGGTGCTGGAAAGCCGGTCGCGGGAGGGTGTGACTTTCCAAAGCCCTTCCCAGTACCACGCCGGGTCTTCATCAAAGCGGCACTGTAGCCACTTGCCATGAATGGCATTGGCAATGGTGCTTTCGATGTAAGGCCACTTGCTTTTTGGCGCGTTGCACAGCAGTTCCATGGTGATGGTGCGCTTTTTATAGTGCACCTTGCCATCGTCCCATGTGGTCAGGTTCAGCAGTGAATCAGATCCGGTGACCTGCACAAGGTATTCTTCCGGTTCTGCCGCGCCGATTTCAGGGCTGCCTACCTTGAGGTACAGCCCCCAATCTGTCAGGGTGTGAAAATTGCCGATTTTTGCCCCCAGAAGCTTTGCCATTACACACCCCTCGCTTTCCGTTCCACTGTCACGCCGATGCGTGCATCTACGTTGGTCGCCATGCGGGGCGACAGCACGCCCACCAGCTCGCCGGAATCCATGACCACCTGACCCTTGCCGATGTCTGGCAGATGCTCGTCCAGCATCCCCTCGATGCGTTCCAGAATACTGGTCTGCCGGTCAACGATGGACTGCTGGCCGGTGACGCGGTACTGCAGGGCTGCGCGGGTGGAGAAGGTGCCCAGACTGTCATACACGCCGGTCTTGTCAAAGGGACTCTGGTAGTGGCTGACGGGCTTCTGATTATTCTTCTTGTCCATCCACATGGCAAGGCCGATGCCGCCGGCGACTGCGCCCACGCCCAGGATCAGGGCAAGGACGGGGTTTGCTGCCACAAAGGACACGATGTTGCCCAGTGCAGAGGTGATGCCGCCTGCCATGCCGGAAAAGCTCTGGACGATGCTGCCCAGAGCGCCGCCCACGCCGCCGGAACCTGCAAGACCGTTGACGATCTCGCCAAAAGCCTTGACCGAATTGGTCACACCGTCGATATCGGATTTTACCCCGCCGTCAGAAAAAAGCTTCTGGAAGATATCAAATGCCTTTCCGATGCCACCGCTGAAGTAGCCCTCATTGACCGCGGTCAGTGCGTCCGTAAGCCACTTAGAGATCACGTCACGCTGCCCCTGCGACACCTCGCCCCAGATCAGATCGACAAAATCCAGCCCAAGACCTGCCCAGTCGCCGTTTTTGGCATCACTAAAGGCGCTTTTTACCAGCCCGAAAATGCCCTTATCCAGCTGGCCGGAAGCCTCGCTCAGCTGCTGGTCAATGCGGTTCTGGGTGCCCTTCACGCTCTTGTCGATGAGAGTAGAGGTCTCCGTCACCTTGTCTTGAACGCCGTCGATGTAGGTGATGATCTTCTCGTAGGTCTCCGCGCCGTTCTCGCCGATGCGCTGGCCAGTCTCTGTGACGGTCTTCTTGATATGCTCGCTGTCGTCCGCGTACTTTTCCACCGCCTGCTGCACCTTTGTGGTGATGCCATCAACGGTGGTTTCAGAAATGTTGGTAAAGGTGCCCAGCAGCGTTTTTGACATGTCATCATAGGTCTTTGTGACCTTTGTGACCGTGCCGTTGACTTTGGTCTCGACCTGCTTAAAGGTCGTGGCAACACCGTTCACCATCTCTTTTCCGGTCGTGGTGGTGGTCTCGGTGATGCGGTCTTTGATCTTGCCGGAGCTGTCCTTGACCTTCTCGGTAAGAGTCTGGATGCTGGTGGACACAGCGCCCAGCGCATTTTGTGCGGTGGTGGTAGCCGTGCTGGAGATGGACGAAATAACCGTTTCGGTGGTGGACTTGGAGCCGGAAGAGCCGGATCTTCTCCTAGTTGAAGAACCAGACGGGCTGGTTGTAATGGAGCTGCCGCCGTTGCCGCTGGCTGCCGCCAGCTCCGCCTGACGTTCAGACCAGCTTTTGTTGCTGATGCCAACGCCATTCAGAGCATTTTGCCGTAAACGGTTTTTGTTGCTCTTCCGGTTATTTGCATCCGCGTACTCTTCGTAGGTATCAAAGTCAGCCGTGGCAGCTTTTCCGAGAAAACGGTTGAGCTTGTAGCTCAGCTGATCCAGCCATGTGGTGGCTTTGCTCGCGAAGTCCTTGAGAGCGTTTTTTGCCGTGTTGATAGGCTCCGTCAGGCCGGTGATCGCGCCTGCGAGACCAATCCAGCCGTCCGTTTTGTAAGCTTCCTGTGCTGCGACGAGCATATCGTTCAGATTGCCGATTACAACGCCGAAGCCGCTGGATAAATCGCCGGTCAGCAATCCTGCCAGCTGCTTCACATTGTCCTGCAGGGTAGACATGCGGCCATTCATGGTCTGGCTCTGGGTGTCCATGCTGTTGTAGTAACGCCCGCCCTCTTCGGAAGCGGCCTGCAAAGCCTGCGTCAGCAGATCATAACTGATTGTCATTTTCTGCACTTCGGTGGTGGACTTGCCTGTGTAGTCGGCCAAAATGCCGTACACGTCGATGCCGGCATAAGCAAACTGCTTGATATCGGCTGCTGTAGCCTTGCCGGTGTTGGCGATCTGCTGCAGGTTCTGCGCCATGCGGTTCAGCTCGTCGTTGCCGCCACCGGTCGCAGAAACCGCGTCGCCCAGCGCCATGATGGTATTGCGGGCATAGGAAGCGTTCTCGCCTGCAGATATCAGGTACTGGTTGGCCTGTGTCAGGCTCGCCACGTCAAAGGGAGTTTTTGCCGCGTCTTCCTGGATCTGGCTCATGACCTGCTGCGCCGCTTCCGCGCTGCCCAACATATTGGTAAAGCCAGTGGTGTATTTCTCGATCTGGGCGTTGTACTCAATGCCGGAAGAGATGAAACCCTCTGCGGCACCGAGCGCAGCGGAGCCAAGCTTCGAGAAAATGCCCGCCATGACCGTGCCTTGCGCAATTGCACTGGCCAGAGACTTGCTGGACGCTTTATCCGTGGAGCTGGCAAAGCCATCCATGCCGTTGTTTGCAGCTTTCAACGCGGTCGTGGTTGCCCTGAGCTGCGCTTCTGCCTGTGCCAACATGGTCTTGAGATTTTTGGTTTCAGAGGACGCTTTGCCGGTCTTGCCCACCGATTCGTTGTAACGTCTGGTCAGCTCCACTACGGCCTTTGCGGCCTTGCTGTACTCTCCTGACAGCGAAGAAACGGTCTTTTTTGTCTCGGATTGCACATTTTGGATTCCCTGCCGGTAGGCGCTGTCGTCCAGCCCGAGGGTGGCGCTCAATTCAAAAAGTTTCAGGTTTCATCACCCCCGTTCAACCCATTTTTAATGCGTGCTATCACTTCATCAGCGGACGGCTGCGGTGGCTGTGGGCGGTTCTCCACAAGCCCGGCCACCATGTCGTACCACCGCTCTTCCGCGCCTATAAGGTGTGCCAGAGCGTCCGTCATGTACGCCTGATAGCTGAGTGTGATGCGCTCTTGCCGCAAAGCGTTCAAGCAGTGCTGCAAAATGTACGGCCTGCCAAACAGCCGCAGTGCGTCCGGGCTGATGGAAGAAATCAGGCGTCTGTACCCGCCAGCACCAACGGCAGACACCAGAGCAAAAAATCCAGCACATCATCGTTGTTCAGCAGCTCTTTCACCGCGCGCATCTTCTTGAACGGGCCAATGTTTTCAACCACCCCGTTTTCATCCACGTCCGGCTCATAGAGCAGCGGAAGCAGCTTTGCAGTGGCAGCGGCATTGTCGAACAGCAAGCTTTTTGCCATAGCCTGAATGTTCTTTTTTGCCTGCTCCTTCTTCTTCTGTTCCAGCTCCTCCGGCGTTTCCTCGCCGGTCAGGACCGGCAGAACCTTGCGCAGCTCCATGATCTTGGATTTTTCCAAGACCTCCTCTGCCACATCGGCAATCTGCCAGCAGTGGCGCAGAAAATCTTCATCGGACAGCTCTGTCAAAAATTTCATGCGGTGTCCTCCTTATGCTGCGGCCTTGGGGCTGTAATACCACTCCATGGGCACCACGTCACTGCCCAGACGGGGACAGCCGGTCAGAGTGATGGACAAATTACCCTTTCCTTTGTCGGTGGTCTTGAGAGACAGACCGCCGGTGGAGAGTGCATTCATCAGCTTGACGGCCACAAAGCCGCCGTCGATGGTGTCGCCGACCCACCAGATGTCCTTGAAGTCGCCGGTGCTTGCCGTCGGGTCCAGCGTCATGCGGGGGGTGACCTTCTTTTCACTCACATCCGCTGCACCCAGCGCCAGCTTGATAACATCCGTTGTGACGTTCAGGGCCGTAAATGCCAGCGTGCAGTCGTAGTCCTCGATCTGCATCAGCTCTGCGGTGTTTTTCTGGCAGTTGTCCACATCATCGCCAAGGTCGGTGATATTGGGCTTGCACTCTGCTGTCACGCCGCCGGAGGTGGCGCAGATAATGTCTGCATCCTTGATCTCGGTCGCGCCGGTCGGGTCAAACGTGTTCAGCACGACACCGGCATTGATCTGCATGGACTCGAATGCTTTCTGTGAAATTTTGGAAAATTTTCTTGCCATATTGCTCCTTTACTCACGGTATAAGCCGTGTAAGTTCAAAAATAAGGTATTCGCACAGATACCCTTCAGGCGTGTTGTTGAGTGGCTGTGCCCAATCTTTATCGTCTTTGTCCAAAAGAATAGCGCCGCCCTCGCATTTGATAGTCAAACCACCTCTTGGAAGGGCCGCGCTGATCGTATCCTCGGTTTGCAGGATGGGGGCTCTGCCGCCCTTGCTGGGGTACCACAGCCGGGCGTGGAAGGATGCCGACTCGTTCCACCCGCCGGGGATGGTGGGCTTGTAGGTCAGATAGGGCAGTGAAGCGGCAGGAGGGATGTTATCTTCCAGATAGCCCGGGATTCCAAAGCCGTTGAAAAACGTGTTCAGCGCCCGGTTGATGCTCTCAGACGGCCCCATTACGGCAGCACCGCCTTTTTGCACTTGACGGCCCGCAGCCCCATGCCGGATTCCGGCGGGGCTTTGCCCTCATCTGCCGCGCTGGTGATCTGGAAAGTCTGCCCGTCGCTTACCCGCTTGATGTAGTCCGGGAAAGCCAGCGGCACACCGGTGTTGACCAGCAGGGTATAGGTGGATGCCGTGTCGGCCTGCTCTGCCACCTGAGCTTCCACGGTGGTGTCGTGGCGCTCCACGGCCTCAAACTCCGGGCCGTCCTGCCAACCGGAAACAAAGCCGCCCACGCCGTCCGGCTCATAGCTGCGGGTCTGAAAACGGTATTTTTGGGTAAAGCTCTGCATCACGGTGGATGCAGTGAACGAATTGACCATGTCACATCTTTCTCCACTGATTGATCTCGGATTTATAGCGGGTCTTGCCGTCTGCAGGCAGCCCGTCCGTGCCTGTAGCCATCGTGCCGGACCACCCGGCAAAGGACTGGGACACATACACGCCACCGGCCGGGAGCGCCTTGTCGTATGCGTCGATTTTTTCAGCCAGCGCCACAAAGTCAGGCGGCACGCGCATGGGCTGCACCGTCCCGGTGAAGGTCTCGGCGGTCAGATCGCCGTCCCCGGCCTTGTGAATGCCGTCATTGAAGATGGATCCGCACACGAGGAAATACTGCCCCGGCACTACCCCGGCGGGCACGGTGTCCGGCTCAAAGGCGAACTCCCCGGCAACGGGGTCGTCCGCCCGGTCAAAAAAATTGTGCGTGTAGACGCACAGCTCGGGGACAGTCATTCAAAGTCACCTCTTATTCTCGCCCGGTGGATTCAGAGGCGGCCACAGCGGGCTCGGTGTTGGACGTGCCGACGGTCACGACTGCGATGCCGTCCAGATACTCTGCCCACAGCTTCATGCCCATGATGGCATAGTTGGTAGTGGTGGCGTTCTTGTAGTTGTACTCGGTATGGTAGCCCAGCAGGTTGGTCTCACCGGAGACGGTGTAGTTTGCGCCCATGGTGGCATAGTCCCGGTCTGCGGGATCCACGTAGTACAGGTCGATGTTCTCCACGGGAATGGCAATCACCTTCTTCTGCTCGATGTAAGCATCGGGCAGAAGGAAGAGGGTGCTGTAGCCGAGGAAGTTCTTGACGTAGTTCAGGCCGAACTCGGTCTGAACGGTGATCTCCTTGTCGCCCAGGTAGTCGTAAAAGTCCATGATGTTGGCAAAGCCCACGACCTCGGTCACGTCCAGATTGTCGTTGGCAAATCGCTTCAGGACTGCGCCCTTTGCGATAGCCAGAGCACGCTGCCAGGTCTTCTGGGTGCCCACCAGCTTGCCGGTCTTGAGGAAGGTGTAAAAGTCGGTCAGGACCTTCTTCTGCAGCTCATTGCGGAAAGCAGTATCAGTGCGCTCCACGGCCACAGTTGCGCCGTACTTGGTGACGGCTTCGATAGAAACGGCCTTTGCCCACTTGCCGAGCTCGATGTCGTCATAGGCCACAGGCTCGACCTTGGTCTTGGTCAGAGGGATGTCTTCACCCTCGCCCACGGCGGTGCCGCCCTGCAGGCCACCGTCAACGGTTGCCTTGTAGGAGACCAGCTTGGTGCCGGGTGCCTTGCGGATGGGGCGCATGATGCCCAGAATGGTGCGCAGAGCGTCCCAGTTCTTCTGGAACTGGGTAACAAAATCCACCTCGCGAATAGAGGTAGTGATCTGGGAAGCAGTGGTAAGATTTTCGGGTGCTGCCATGTGTTACTCCTTTGCTGCAAGCCCGAACGCTTCAGGGTTGGCCGCAATGGCCGCCTGCCGTTCGCTTGCGTCTTTGATGTTGATGATCTGCTCTTTGGTCATTTTGGAGCCGGTGTTGGTGGGCGGGGTGTCCACCTTTGCGCCGGTGGTGGTCGTAGTGCCTACGAAGTCGCTCCAATCAGCTTTCAGGCTGTCGGTGTGCTTCTTGGCGTCCTTGACCTCGCCCTTATCATCCAGCTCCAGCTTGTCGATATCCTCGCCAGACAGCCGCACGACCCGATCAGCATACTTGTCCAGCACCCCGGCGGACTTCAGCAACTCCCGGAACTTGGCTTCCTTGGCTGCGTGGGTGTCCTTCTGGGTCTGCTGGGCTTTGTAGTCGGTCAGCGTCTTTTCAGCGGCCTGCTTGCCGCTGCTGGCTGCGTCGCGGTCCTTTTCGGCTTTGGCGAGGGCTGCGTTCTTCTCATCGAGCTGGTTCTGCAAGGTGTCCGTTTCCTCATGCAGCACGTCCAGAATTTTCTTGAGCTTGCCGCTGGTGTCGGTCGTTTCATCTTCCAGAATCGCCCGGAGAGTCTTGCGTTCGAGTGCCATGTGATAGTCCTTTCTGCCCTTGCTCGGGCTGCCATGCTTGGCAATAAGGTTTTATTTGCCGGACGTGCTGCCGGTGTGGTGCCGCTTGTGGGGCTTGAACCCACGGCCCCCGGATTAAAAGTCCGGTGCTCTGCCAGACTGAGCTAAAACGGCATAAAAAAGCGGCTGACGCTGTGCGCCAACCGCTGAGTATTTAGTTTTTAGTCAAATTCGTAATTTTGAAATTTGAGGTTGTTTTTTAACGGGATGAGTGTCACATGAACATGCACGTTTGCTTCGCCAAGAACTTTATCACAAAGTTTCTGAAGTTTGATTCTTGTATCGTCAATTTCAAAGCAAAGCCGTGTATTTGCTTCCTTATCATCCTCAATTTTCAGCTCTCGGATTTCGTTGGAAATCTCAAGTTGCCGAACTTCGCAAATTTTTGCTTTGTTTTGGAGCTTGAGCTGTTCCAAATGCAAGTTTTCGCGCTCGCTTTCCAGCTCTTCGATTCTGCTCATATTTAAACCTCCTTATTTCCTTCTTCCACTGCGGTCTCTCGCAGCGCGTCAATGTGTTCTTCCACCGCCGGGCGGAGGAACGGGCGTGGGGCCATGCCCCGGGTAAAGTGCCACTTGCCGTTGAAGTCTTTCCAGACCCATGGCGTTTTGCGTCCGTTGCCCTTCTCGGCAAAGATGCCCGTGCCCAACTCCACATAGACGCTGTAAAACAGGTTGCTGCCAATGGTCACGGTCTTTTTGGCAAGGTCTACGGCATAGGTCAGGCTCTGCTTGAGCGCGCCGCCCACGTAGCCCTCAATGCCGGTGCTATCTGCCGTGCCAGGAGGCACAAGCAGTTGGGCGTAGTCCTGCACTTTCATGCCCCAGATGGTCAGCACCCGCTTTGCCCATGCGTCCAGCGCCTCATGCAGCTGCGGGGTGTTGTCGGTGAATTTGATGTCGTATTCAAATTTCATCGTTTAAACCAGCTATCTACTTTCTTTTGCAGTCGCTTTTGTGCGCGCTTGTATGTAGAACTTGTAATTTCTCTTTGTTCTCGATTTGGGTCGTAATGCTCCCGAAAATACTTTTTTGCTCTTTCTCGTTCTGCATTTTCAGGGTTCCGCTTCGGATTATCTATCCCAAGTTCTTTAAGAATAATATTCCTTGCAAAAGTTGTTTGTTTTGACGTGAACTCCGGTTTTGGGTAAGCGTCAATGTCGTGGAACGTGACTGCACGACTGATTTCACGTTCTATCGCATCTGTAGCAACCCAAGACTTTTTTAGTCCTTCAAACGTGTAATTCTTTGCACCAGCGAAGTTTGGGTTGTTTAGAATCCGTTCTGCTTGCTCCGCATAGGTTTTGTATGCTTCTGTTTCTCTTACAAACTTTACTGCCTGCGCGATCTGCTTACTTTCGATAGATGAAAATCCAGCCCCTTTCGCTTCGTTATAGTCCGTTTTTTTATAGTTGCCGCCCGCTCTCGCGGAGCTGCCTGAACCTCTTTTACTCACGGTAATGCCTCCTCTCGTATTGAAACGGCTTGATTTTGGTCACGTTCCAGTCAAATTCTGCCGGGCACTTGCCGTACCACAAAATACCGCTTGGTTGCAGCACTTCCAGCGCCTTGCGGCAGTGTTTGGCAAAGCATTCTGCTTCGTACGGGTCAGACTGTGTGCCGTGGCTCGAAATGCTCACGATGGCGTTTCTGGGCTCACCATCAAAGCACTAGTCATAACTTTGCTCGCCGCACCAGCAGAGCGTTGGAATGACGTGGATTCCGTGCGCCTGCCAGTATGCCGCCAGCCAGTGCTTTTTGTAGTGCATGAAAAGCTGTACCGCAAGCGGCATATCGCTGTAAAGCGAAAAATCCGGCGAACATACCGCGCCGAACTGCTGCAAAAGGGGAATGTATTTGTCAGGGTTGTTCCAAAACCGTTCAAACTGGTAATCGTCCTTGTAAAAATGCACGCCTTTTGTGGCCTTGTCTTTGGCCGTCAGTGCATAATTGACCGGGATCCATTCCAGCTTGTCAATGCGGATGTCCGTTTCCGGCTTGATTTCAGGGATGCCATACTTGCCCACGCCCGGAAAAATCATTTTCTCGGTGTTTTCCATCGGCAAGATCACGGTTTATCCCTTCTTTCTCTTGCGTTCTTCCGCCCACCACATCTGTTCGGCTTCCTTGCCGCCCTTGGATTTATACCACTCGGTGTAATCCATGACGGGGGTGGTCCCTTTGGTCACATTGTCCCTCTGCATGGCGTTCTGCCGGGGATACTTGCCCAAGGCAGAGGACAACACACAGCGGCAGTGGTAGACCATCTCCGGCGCTGCGTTGGGGTCGCCGGGTCGCTGAATTTCGTAACCCATGACCTTGAACGGCTCGTCAAGCTCTGCCGTCTGCTGGTCTAGCAGGCGGTGCATTTCACGGGTGCGGTAGTCGTGGGCGGAGTTCCACCGCTTTTTGACCTCGATGCCCAAAGCTTGAGCGTTGCGCATCTGCTGCAAAGCCCCGGCGTTCTGGGCGCTGGTAAGGGCTGTGATGGCGTTGCTCATGGCCCAGTGGATCTCTGTATCAGCCATCCCGTTTACGGCCTGCACGGCGATGTCGTGGACGCTCTTGCCCTGCACAATGCCCTGCATGACGTAGCGGTTGAACACCCGGGCGTCATAGGTGCGGTTGCTTTCGCTCTTGATGCGCTTGTTTGGCACCATGCGGGGGTTCTTCTTCAGCAGCAGCTTGACCGCTTCGGTGTTGTACAGGGTCAGCCCGAACGTCACGCCTGCGGCCTGTTCCAGCTCGTAGAAAGCCCAGTTTGCGCCAAAGGAAAAGATATTGTATTGCTCGTCCCGGGCTAGCTTGTAGGCCGTCTCTTGGGCTGTGGTGCAGGTTTGCGTGATGCCGTCCAGCTTGGCGTGCATCAAATCGGACTGAAAGACCTGATTTTGCAGCCAGATGCGGTAGTCGTCTTCGGTGATCTCGCCTGCATCCAGCTGCGCCCGCTTGCGCTCATCCAGTTGCTTATATTTTGTAAGAAACTCGGTCAGCTGCTCCTGCATCTCCCGGCGGGCAGTGCCGTACACCCGGAGGATACGGCGGCGCAGGCGGTTCAGCTGGCGGGTAGAAATGCGGTCACGGTCGTTCGTCATACATCATCGATTGTGTCAGGCAATGGCTTGACAACTTCTTCACACGCTTTCCGAATTGCTGTTCTGTTGACTTCGATTGTAAAGTTTTTGCTTGCGTCACGATCTTCCAAACGTTCAACAGCAGAAATAAAGCGCAGCAGAATATCTTTTGCTTGTTCTGAAAGCTCGATTTCGATTTTCCCTTCCATCGGGATTTTAAGATTCGCCATCGTCTTCATCCTCCTCGTCGTCCACGGTCTCCCTTGTTGTGCTCTCAGCCATTAGCGCGGCCTTGGCCTGCTCCTTTTGTTCCGGGGTCAGGTTGGGCAGCAGGTCAATGGCCATTTCCTGCCCGATGATGGGTGCCTCGGAAATCACCATGCTGACCTGCTCGGCTGTGTTGGTGATCTTGCTGCGGTTGAATGCCGGCATAGCGTTGTCAAAGCCAGCCAGTGCGCAGATCTGCCGGATAAACGGCTTGACCTGCGCCTCGAAGTCGTCCGCGTTCTGGTTCAGCGGTTCATAGGCTGCATCCAGATGGTCGTTGGTGCTGTCCGCGCTCACGCAATGCACGTCCAGACCACCGAAGTCCTCATACACCCGTGTGTGGAGCAGCTCCAAAAGAGCCTGCCGGGCCGTCACAGGGATCTCGGTGGTGTAGGGGGTGATCTTGCCGCCTTCGCTGGTGTCTGCGCCTGCAATGTGGTACAGATTCAGCTTGACAAGGAACTCCTGCAGCTCGTCATCGGTCATGCCGTTGAAGTTCTCGCACAGCCAGTAGATCTGCGAAAAGTCCTGCAGGTCATTGCAGAAGCCTGACATCACCAGATCGGTGTTGTCAATGTAGGCTTTCAGCCCCACAAGGGTGCTCTGGTGCAGGTCGGAGCCCCACAGCGGAACAATGGGCAGGGCGCTGTAGTTTTCGCCCTCCACGCTTTCCAGCCCGCCGCCGGGTGTGGTGACGGTCACGCTCTTGTATGCCTGCTTCGGCGTTGTCTCTTGCATCACATTGCCGATTTTGCTTTCCGTGTATTCGGTAAAGCCGTCCAGCTCGTACAGGATATAGTGCATATCCGTGTCCGGGTTCAGCCGCCAGAAGCGCACACCCGCCTGCAAAAGGCCTGTCTTTTCATCGTAAAGGGGAGCGAACTCGGTCAACTTGAAAACCACCAGATGGTCGTTGTTCCAAAAACCAAAGCTCTCACCGTGAATTAGGGCGAAATATCCGGCTTTCTGGATCTGCTCGTCAAAGTTCTGCCCCAGCCTGTCCTTGTCCACGCCATCGTCCGCAAAAACCACGCCGTTGCCGAGGGAGTAGGTCGCCCGCTGCTTGTTGAGCCGACGGAAAAGATTGCTCTTGACCATATCGGGGTGTAGGATGTCCTGCTTGGTGTTTTTGGACAGGCGTTTCAGCATCAAAGCGTAAGCCTGCGCGAAGCGTTCTGCCCCCGGGTTTTTCTGTGCATCGTACAGGTCGGCGTCCAGCGCCATCTTGTACGGTCCGGAACTGCAGTGCTGCTGCACAAAGCGCCGGATGAAATCAGGCTGTTCCCCGGCGGCTTGCGCCTGTTGGAAGGTCTGGAAAGTGTATACAGTGCTCAAAATCAATCCCTCAGTTTCACAAGGCGCTTTGTGCGCACAAAGTAGCGGATAGCGTCCATGCAGTGGTCGTTGACCTTCAGCACGGTGTCGTCTTTGTCCGGGTCCCAAGCGTACACGCCGAACTCTTCCAGCGTGTGCTTGCAGTCTTTGCAGATCTTCAACCGCCCGGTCTGCAGCATGGTCTGCACGTCCAGAATGCCGCTCAGAACGTCGTTGTTTGCGGGGGTCTGGGTAAAGCCATTCTTGCGCAGCTCTGTAATCAGGGGCAGTGCAGAGGGGTCAACGATGATCCTTTCCGGCTTGAGACCATCCAGCCACGCCTTGAGGTCTGCAACATACTCTCCCACGGTCTTTTGCCGCTTCTGTTCCCGCCCGCTGTAGTAATACTCCCGCGTGACGATCCAGCAGTCTGCATCTGCCTGTTTCTGGATCAGCAGAAAAACCGTTGCGTTCTGGGTACCAAAGTCGCACGCAACATAGCTGCTCTTTGGCGAAAGCGCCGGCAGCACATCAACAACGTGCTTCTTGCGGTCGAACATGTCATATACAAGGCCCTCCGCCACGGTCCACAGGCCCAGAATGAAGCGCTGGTAAAAAACGCCGCTGTACTGGCTGCGGTATCTGGCCTTGATGTCCTCGGAAAGCGACAGGTTGTCGTCCATCGTGAAATGGAGATACATCATCTTGCGGGAACGGCACTTGCGCACCCACTCCAGATAAAACCAGTGCTGTGGGCTGCCCGGGTTGCAGTTGAACCAGAACTTTGACCCGGTGACAGAGCAACGGGCTGTGGCCTGATTGACGAAGCTCTGCGGCATCAGGGCCACCTCGTCGAAGAACACGCCCGCAAGGGTGATGCCCTGGATCAGATCCTGGCTGCTCTCGTCCTTGCCGCCGAAAAAGTAAAACTCGTTGGTTCTGCCACCCTTGCTGACGGTCATGCAGTTTTCTGCCCGGTGCTCCTTGACTCTGTAGCCACGGGCTGCAAGCTGCTGCTTGAGCGTGCCCATCACGTTGCGCCGGAAGCTGGCGATGGTCTTGCCACACATGGCAAACTGCTGGCCGCTGTAGCAGGTCATAGCCCACTGTACGAACGAAAAGCTCATGGCAAAGGTCTTGCCCGAGCGGATAGCGCCATCAGCAATGATGCCGTTGTAGCCGCTGTATGCGCTCTGCGGTGTCCACCAGCAAAGAACCATCTTTTGCCGCTGGCTGAGGGCTTTCCAGCGAAAACCGTTACTTTTCCGCATGGCCATCCTCTTCCTCTGGCAGCATCTCCACGTCGTCCGGTGGGCTGATGTCTGCGGCGGCGCTCAGGGCCTCAAGCAGGCCATCGTCCGGGGCTTCTATGCCGCTCTGGTCTCCCAGCATAGCAAACTTGTCCACGATGGTACCAAACGCCGTGGACAGCTGCGGCAACGTCGCTTCTGCGATCTTGTCCGGGTCTGCCATCGCCTGAAGGTACAGCCCGAGAAGACCCTGTGCTTCCTCGCGCTTGCTGCTTAAGTAGGAAAGCATATCCTGCATGTTCTGCTCTTTTTTTAAGGCGCACAAATCCGCGCACTTGGGATTATCTTTCACGATTTTCCGCACAGTGCTTTCTGCCACGTCGTTCAGCTTTGCGGTTCTGGTGTAGCTCTGCAGCTGCACATAGTCAGCAATGATCTTCTTTTTTTGTCTGTCTGTCAGCCGCTTTGCACTCACCGCCACCACCTCTCTAAACCCATGCAAAAGAAAAACCGTCCGGAAATCCGAACGGTCAGAATATCGAATGTGCCGCCAGCTGGATTTGAACCAGCACCCACGGAATGGATGTGCGCAGTGGTTGGCTGTGCAGTGATGTTCCCGTGGTGTCCCCAACGTTGTCCCGCCTTAAATGGGCGGCGCTCTGCCAATTGAGCTATGACGGCATATAAGCAGCACCCGTGCATTCAGTGCATTGGACAGGCGTCAAACGGTGGGCGCTGCTGCATCCGGAACTTTCGCGGCCAGATGCCCCGCTACGCTTTGCACGGCCGTCCCCCGACTGTACATTGCATGGCATTCCCGGCAGGGTCCGAGCCTGCAGCCTTTGGTTTTGGAGACCAACGCTCTACCGATTGAGCTACGGGAATATAAAAAGCCGCCCTTGGAATCGAACCAGCCGTGTCTACACACACGCGCCGCGCTC